CGAGTTCAACATATGACTCGCCAAAAAGATTATTAGGGCGTCCGAGTGCATCATCGAAAGCAGAAAAGTTTGAAAACATCGTCATCGCATTGTCATTGAGCCCTCTAAAGACATTCATGTCGATAGAAAATCTATTGTCATCAACATTCTCTTCTGTAAGTGGTATCTGATGAACTGGTGCTATCTGTGCAAAGTTTGAATCTGTGATCAGAGATGCGTCTTGATAAGATCTCACTCTAACTTTATCTTTTGCTATGTTTGTGTCAAATAGAGAAGATAATATCTCGAATTGAACGCTCACGGGTGTCATCACCCTTTTTGAAATCTCAAAGTTCTTTCCTTCAAAGTGCAAGTTATTTTGACTAAAGTCAAAGAATCTAATCTCACCTGAAGTGTTAGATCCTGTTGTTGATTGCTTGCCGTTTGTCTGTAAGATCAATCTCTCAAAAGAACCCGAGATATTTTTCTCAAAGTTGTAGTTCTTTTTAGGATCTAAGACACCTACCGAATCGTGATTTTTAACATGCTCTTTCCACTCAGAATCATCTATAAACTTTGACCAGAACAAGAAGTTAGTGACCAATCCATCAAAACTTGAGCTGTGTGCTAATGTCTGTGTCAAAGTTGCATCATTTAAGAAACTTGTTCCTCCGACAAAGTCTTGACGGCCAACGGCTAAGAAAGAGCCAGAAGCGTTAAGCGTAGATGATATCGTCTTAAGCACTGACGTATTTTCTCTTACAAAGTTAGATGAAGTTTGATAATACTCTAAAACTTCTCCGCTCTCTTGCTTAGCAGCTCTCAGAAAGTGAATCGACCTTGCAGTGTCACCGATGTCATGTGATGCCTTTGTTCCAAAAGAGATGTGCCAGACATCTTCATCGTAGATATTAATGCCAGTCAAGAATAGGTGTCTCACGTCACCTGACGCTGTCTCTCTCACAAACAAGTTAAGCGATTCATCAGTGTCAGAGACAAGGTTTATGACGACAGCTTCAGAACTTGCAGGTGATGAGGAGCCTGTTGTGTGTATTCTCACCAAACTTTGTGATCCGGAAGGTGTCAAGTTATACTTAAAGAGCCCCTCAAAGGTAAAAGATCCGCTTGTGAATAACCCATCACTTGAGTTATTACTTGCTCCATTCACAAAAGTTCCTTGTATCGTAGGCACACCAGGTTGTGTTCTTGATCCAGAAAGAAATCCTGACTTTATTCTGGGAATATTGTTAGTAGGGTAGTTCTGCGCATCATAAGAAGTTATTGACGCGTCTTTCGATCCTGAGAAGTTTAAGAACCCTAACACATCTATTTTATCTTCTCTTGAGTTCTCAAGAGTTTTAAGTTGCGCGCCGCCGTACTCTCTAAAAGTTAAGATATTGTCAGGTTCGATACCTGCAGATCTAAACACTGATTTTATCGAGTCAATTGTGCCTTTAGTGAGTTTCATATTGACAGAGTCTGATATTATTCTTCGCCAGATAAGATTCTGAATCTGATTTAGAGATCTTGCAGCATTTTCATAATCTTCGGTGAGATTGATACCTGAGATGATTTGTGATAGCTCTGCTGATCCGAAAAGGTTTGGAAGAGTTATGTTCAAATCTTCTGCTCTTCGCTTCAAGAAAACGTCAGGAGTTGTGTCAAGCTCTTCGTAATATGTGTAGTTTGTTGAAGTGATTGCATCTACTAAGATCTTCATCTCATCAAAAAACTTTGCCCATGTGAGCAAGAAACGCACAAGCAGTGTTGCACTTGGTATCTCACTCACGTTTTTGGCAGGAAACTTATCAGAACCATCAGCGAAGTTATTTCCTAAGTTGCCTAAGACATTAGTAAAGTTCTCTTGACTATTTGCTTCTAAGAAGTAGTGTGGTGGAATAAGCTTAGTGATCAAGTTTGGATTAACTTCGTCGTACTCACTACCACTTGTCAGGAGCTCTGTGTTTAAACTCTCAACAAGAACGTGATCCGGAAAGAGAATAGGGTGTCTTTCTAAGAGCTCATTTTTGACAGGATTGTCGGAGCCTGTCAGTCTTGTAAAGTTATTTAGATAGTTCTCTATTCTGGAATGTAAGTTTCCTTTTGAGCTATCTAAGACGACACTTTTAGCAGAATAGCTACCACTGGGCTCATTAAACTTAAAGTAAAGCTTCAGATCTGAATCTGGATAGACTGATATGTATCTGTCTCTTTTGATCTCAGTCAAACTTTTGGCTGTGTGGTAAAAACGAAGCTCGTCTATCGATCCTGAGAATGTCTGTTGTTGATCAAATAGATTTCCGTTTAATCTTACTTGAGCACCTGTTCCTATTGTCAGATTTGCTGCATTATAGTTTAAGATCGGAAAGACAGTGCTCATACTTGAAGAATAAACTGTGTCGTCTATGATAAGCTTTGTTCTCTCATCACCTTCTGGATCGTAGACGCCTGCAATATTAACGAATTGACCTTTTGTGATCGATCCTGTCACATAAGTGTAGTTTGATCCTGAAGTTATTCCAAACACTACTTTTGCTTCTGAAGTTGAAGAAGATTCACTTAAAGCGAGTGTGAAGTTATTTGACAGGCTTGACTTTTTCTGTATTATGATCTGATTGTCATTGACTTGATCAGGAACTTTACAAAAAAAGTTTATTGTGAATCCATTCCGATTCGGATCAAGTGAAGCTTTAGCTGTCTTAACATTTGAGATCGAAGAAAATGTTGTTCCCATACTGTCATTGACAGAAATGTAAGTTCCGTTTGATGAAGACTCGCCTTTCTGCGTTCCTGAGAATACTAAATACCCGACATTTTTTGGAAAGTTATCTAAGACATATTTTTCAAATCCTGTCAGATCATCTTCAAATTTTTCGATCTCTTTATTTGTTCCGTTGATGGGATAAAAGTTAACGATCTTATCAAAAGCTTCATTGACATTGGCAACAGCAGAGTGAAAAAATGTGTGATTAACAAAGTTAGAAAAATCTGTTCGAACTTGTTGCGTTGTGACGAGTTCTTTTTTATCTCCGTATCTAAAAGAAGATGAGCTTTCAATGTTTGTGTCAGAAAAGAGTGAAAAGTCATACTCTTGATTCTCAGCTCGTTTTAGATACCCACTCGCTTCATTTCTAAACTTAGGCTTAAAAATACCTCGTGGAACGTTTCGATCAAAAAGTGATTTATTTCTTGACATTATTCAACTCTGAACTTTGATGCTGCATCTGTTATTATTGTATCAAATCCTGCTTTCTTGATAAGGAAATCAAACACATAAGTTCTACCTCTCGGTAAAGAATCTACATAGAACTCAAAATACATCCCGTGTGAATCTGTAGATAACTTATTTGAGCCATCTGCTACATCAAAATCTATGATGATGTCTCCTGTCTGAAAATCTCTGACCCTGTAGTACATCTGGTGAAATATTTGACTCTTCTTTTCAAGAGGCGTCTTGACACAAGTGATGCTTCTATCTCTATCTTCAGAGAAAACTCTCACCTTGATGATATCATTTGGAGCGTATGCATCTTTGAGATTTGTGACAGTCACTAAGAGATTCTGTTGAAAGTTATTAAAGGCAGATCTGTCATTTCTTGAAAGCGTGATCGAAGAAGAGAGATAAGTTATTGTCTCGTCAGCAGACGACCAGATCTCATCAAATACTAACGAACCTGATGCTTGAACATGCTTTTTCAGGCTGTCTCCGTTTACGCTTGCAGTGGAAAAGCTACTGATTGCGAAAGACGAAGAGTATAAACCTGTGATTCTATTGACGCCTCTTGGAACCTGGGAGACATTGAAAGTTCTCTTAAAGCTACCAGACACCATCTTTAAAATCATAACATTTTCACCTGTCAGAGCAGTTGCTGACTCTCCTGACAAGATATTTGATGAGACGCCAAAGTGTGTGTTATTTAAGAATAGAGATCCTGTTAGATCAAATGTGAAATCCTCGTGATTGTCTTGAATGCTGTCATCGTATTTAACAATCAGTTTTGGACGTTTAGCTGTGTTAGAAGAGTTTCTTGATGCAAATCTCTTCACAAAGTATGTTTTCTGATTTGTCTCAAAACTTCCAGAAAAAGCGATTAAAAATCCATGATTAGGTATCTGATTTGAAACTGTTCCTGAGACGATGGTAGTCACATCGATAAGAAGATCTTCTTCTCCTGATTCGAAATACTGCTCAGGACTTAGTGTTATTGTCGAAGTGCCACTGGGGCCTGACAAAGTTCCACTCACTATCACGTCAATATTTGGAGAACCTAAAGATCCAGACGCATTGGCACCCGGAGAGTTCCACAAGACAGCATTGCCTGAAGATATTGAAGCAGTAAGGTAGTTTGCAACGCCGATGTCTCTAAACGCGCTCACGTCATACCCCATACCCTCATCAAAACTTTGAGAAAGAGGGAAGAGAATGAGCTTAAAGTTCGATGGTGTCGTCTGACCGCCATACACATCGTGAAGCCCTACTAAACACTTAAATGTCGGACTGTTGATGTCAATCTTTCCTTGAGACTGCATTGAGCCTATCGTGTCTAAATCAAACTTTAGTAAGAGTCTTGAGAGCTCTGTTTGCTTATTTGTGTCGCCTGAGAGCGTTGACTCGTCATAAAGTTTGAAAAGATCGAGCGTTCCGCCCTGTCCTATGTTTGCATCTGTTGCTCGATAGGCATTGTTTATAATCTTATTCGTAATGTAAGCGTCTTTTGATGCAGAAAGTATTCTATACATTATGAAATCCTCCCGACAATGTCATTATTTGGATATTTGATTTCAAACATTCCTCCCACGGGAGGGAATAAATAACCTCTGTCTATGTTGCTTTTAGGATTAAATCTAAAGTTTGTGTAAGTATTATTTCCAACAACACCTGTTTTGTTGTCAAATGTGATTGATGTTATTCCTTCAACGTCTGGAGTATTTAAGATTAGGTTTTCTATCTCACCGATCTTAATGGGCTGATCGATCTGAAAGTTTATTGTTCTAAGATAGTTTTTAAGTCTCGTATTGATAGCTCCTATAACTACAGCAGCTTGTGCATCTTGACCTATTGTCACTGCGTAGCTTAATCCTAGATTGACAACGATACCATCTAAAATATCAATTGAATCTGAAACTATTCTAAATCTACTTAGATACTTAGATAGATTTTCTTTAAGTGTGTCAGAAGATATGGTTAAAAATCCCGATGCATTTCTTGAAAGTATGTAAAGCTGTGCTGATTGAGGATTGTTGGGATTGTCTCTGACAGCTGCTCTAAAAACTCTTCCAAAGTTATTAGGAAGTGAATAGACACGAGCGATTAGATCTTCTCTACTTACTATTCTATTTTGTGAGTTTCTATTGAAAAGTGCTATCTGTCTTAGAGATTCAATTGAAGGCTCATCTTCGCCCCCGAGAAGAGGTGCTGTGTTCACACAAGTAGTCGAAGCTCTTATCAACGACGCCTGTGTGGTTCCAATACCAGAGGGAAACTGAGTCAATAAAGTTAAAACATTGTTTACTTCTCCGATAGCAGCATTGTGCTGAAGACCTCCGCCACTTCTATAAGTTATAGTCAGTGTTGTATTTCTTGGACTTATCCCGAGTGTCTGTGTTCCAAGAAAAGAATTTGGATCGATTGTGATCTTATCAAGTGTCTTCTTATCTCCGTACAACCTAATAGCGTGCTCAGAAGGATCTGGTATTACGTCTTCATCAAAAACATCTTCTCTTCCTGATCCGAATTGTAGTGAAATGTTCCCTGATGTTGAAGTTCTGGTTGCAACAAATCTCTTCGGTGCGTGAACAAGCTGTATTCTTTCATCTGCTTTATCTCTGTCAGATCTATTATTAACCATTCTCTTGAATACAGTGCTCTGTGTCAGAGATTCAACTTCATAATAATCATCACCGTCTAAATCTACTACTCTAACAATTTCTGTTGCGTCGGCATCTCCAACTGTAAGAACTCTAAAAGGAACAAAGCTATCTCCTATGACTTCTGTTTGTGTTCTCAATCTTGAGCTTGTTATGAAACCTTCTCTTGTGATTGAAAAATCTACAGGAACTCCGTTTATTAAACTATTAACCCGAACTGTGCCGATCAGATTACCTGACGTGTCTGTTTCTCCAAAGTTTAAGTCATCAGTTAGATAAAAATTTATTCCTCTTTGAGATTTAAAAATAGATTCTGCTTGTATCGTTGGTATCTTGTCTTCGTCTGGAACATACTCACCATTAACAAGCTTTGATGGAACTACGACTGTTATGTTTAGAAAGCCAGATGCCGGAGATTTACCACCGATCTTGACTCCTGCTTCTCTCACTAATCTTTCTATGTTTCTTGTTTCAACAGCTTTTTCAAGAGAGTTTTCATTAAACTGGTGATCTAAGTAGTAAGATGTGACATCACCAACATATGCTGCAACATCGATAAACATTCCTGCAAGTGATGAATCTGAGACATCTAAGATTGCTTCTTGATAATACTGTCCAACAAATCTTCTAAGATCGTTTCTTAAACTCGCAAAGTCTCTGCTGGTGTAAGATACATCTTTTTTTGTCTGTATTTGCTTTTTAATGTTAGTTGCCATCTTGATTAACCTCCTGCCTGGAGCGTGACTTCGATTGCCTGATTTGATATTCTAGCTCTCGGAATACTAAATCTTATTCTTATTCTTACAAGTGCAAGTCCCTTATTGTTTGCCGATCTTTTTTCATTTTTATCAACTTCAATTTGTGTGACTTCATCGATCTCAATTCCAGGCAAATATTTTTGAACTGCTACGTTTATTCTTTCAATAAACTCTGTTTCAATTCCTTGATTGCTTCCAAGATCGAAGAGTAGCGCGCTTAAATCTGCACCGAAGTCATAAAGTCCGAGCCTTTCACCTGCATTTGTCAATATTAGATTTTTTAAATTGTCTTTAACCTGTGAAACAGGTTCAGTGTGCATATCGAATAGTTGTCTTCCTTGATAGTTTGACAAAGGTGTCTTAATGCCTATGTCTCTGTCTTTTTTTGTAATCTTAGGTGTAATCTCACGATCACCCAACTTGTTTCCAGAACTTTTAAAATTGAATGACGCCACTTTTAAATCCTGTTTATCAATAAATATCCTTCAATAAAAAATATTGTCGAACAAAGTCATCTAAATCTCAAGTACCTATGCCTAAAAGTCCTCCTGCAGCAAAAGATACTATTCCCTTATTGATTAAGAAACCAACAAATGCTGTTAAGAAAGCAGCAATCGAGAGCTTAATGAAAGCGATAACTTCTGCAATAAACAGTATTGCTTGACCGAAAATTTCTAAAAAGAAAGCGATCACTTCGAGAATGATATTCAAGACAAACTCAATTAAAGCTTTTAAAAATGTCAACAATCCTTCAAGTAGTTGTAAGATTAACTCTCCGATTCTTTTGATCAAGTCAATAAGTGCTTGAACAATACCTAACATTATCTGAATCGGAAACCAATTGAGGGTGGGTAGATTAAAATTGAGATCTAAAAACGGGTCAAAAGAAGGCCAATCAACATTTAGATCAAGCGCAAAATCAAAATTTAAATCAGGAAAATCAATCTGTGGGGGCAGTTCAATTGTAGGTAAGCTAAAGTTAAATCCGCACACTGCACTTAGCTTTTGAACTGTAGAATCTACTTCTATTGTGGGATCGATCTTATTTAGTTCTTCAGCAAACGCTTGATTTTCACACTTTGAAAGCCCTTCAACAGCTTCCTTAGGAATCTCAAGAAACTGTTTCAAGTGATCAATGATCCAAGTAATTGGATCTGGAATCCCAATGTCAAGAAGCAAATTGATTATTGG